AACTATTTTTTGCAGTACTTCTTTGGATCTAGTAGTGTCTCAAGTCTTTCATGAGCTTTTCTTGTGCAAAGCATTAAATTGTCAATGTTATTATTTAACCTGTTACCATCTACATGATGAACTAAAACTCTTTAGGAATATCATCAACGTCAATATTTAAAGCATCAGCAACTACTTTTCTGTAGTATTCTACATATTTTCCATTATGCCATATTCTTTCAGAGTCATGTCCATCACTTATTGGAGCAATTGCTTTAAGCACAGTTTCTTTTATCTTTGCCATTAGAAAACCACCACATCTGACTCATCAACTGTCTCTTGAGGCTTTGATTCATCAGCTTTCTGATAAAGAAGGTTTAATGAGCTTGCTTTTATAACAAGATCCTTATGCTCAACACTATCTTTACCGGTCCATTCGTCAGTGTCAAATTCACCAGAGACAGCAACCAATGACCCTTTAGTAAACAGACCTACAATATTGTTAACACGTTCACCAAATTGTTTTACTTTAAACCAAATGGTTTTACGATAGTCACCATACCCAATATTTACTGCAATAGGAACTTCCATAATGTATTTACCATTTGGAGTTGTCTTTACCACAGCATCAGCTCCAAGACGACCAGTAACTGTAATATTGTTTAAATCTGCCATCTAATCCACCTTTACCCAATCCTCAGCAAGCATATCTGTCTGAGAAGCAAGCCAAGGTACTACACCACGCACCATTATACCTTTAGGCACATCAGGGTTATCTGTAACAAGCTTTGTTGTTACAATATAAATGTATGGCAGAGTCATCTTCGAATGTTCATCAGGTTTCTGAAGTTCCAGATAAATACCCTTGTCATTCCAACCTTTACGTGCTACTTTGTGTCCTGCCTTAAGTAACTCAAGTGCCCTTCCAAAATCAAATGTTTCTTTCATTATCTTTCCTCCGTTTTAAAGTACAATTTACCTAAACCACCACTTCTTTCCCATGCTGAAATACATTGTTCTTTTGTACAACAAGTAGGTTCATTATGCATGTTAAATGATGTGTTAATCATGATATCATTACCTGATTTTTTTCTATATAAATCAAGAATGTCCCAAGCTTGCTTTTCACAAGGTACATCTTTATGCACAACTTGTACACGACAAGTTCCATCTTTATGCACACCTGCTGGATATTTACATATTACACCAGTTGTTGTAACAAGAGCAACTGTCATAAAATGCAATGATTTTTCAAATGGTTTCCAGTTAACAAATAATTTATTAACATCTTCAGCTCTACACACAGGAGCATAAGGCATGAATTCTGAACGATGCATAGCATGATTGAGTTTATCAGTCTCACGCTTAAGCGTAGCAGGGAACAATGATGAACGATGCATCAAAGCACGTGGTCCAAATTCAGAACGACCTGTGCAAAGATGAACTATGTTATCTCCACAATCAATTAAATCATTTACTATGTCTATGTTTTTAATTGACTGTGTTTCAATTGGAAGGCCTCCATCAATAATGTATTCTGGATGGAATTTACTTGTCAATCCAAAGTTAATATCAGCTAAACAAGCTGCTGCACCCATTGCTGTACCTTCATCACCCATTGCAGGAGATATGTATACATGCTTATACTCAGAACCGAACATTCTGTTTATTGCAACATTGGCAAACATACCACCAGCAAGATACAGTTCATCTGTAATCTCACCACGGTTTTCAAACAAGAATGTTTGAACAATTTCTTCAGCAAATCTTTGCACTGCTACAGCAATAGCTATTGCTTCTGGATGTCCAAGAATCTTGTCAACAGAATAATCATCATGAAGTTTATTCTTTACAAATGCATAGATTGTTTTCTTTAATTGAAGAAACTTGTCAAAGTCAATAATTGTTGATTCAGCAACCATTGCTTTCTCAGTCTCATCAAGTGGCTTGAGATTTGTTCCATTTAGCCAAAGCTCCATGAAAAAATCATACGCATCACTTATACGTGAATCATTAGAATCAATGTAATTACCTGTTGAAAGTCCAGTAATCTTACCTTCATGCTGATGTTCTTTAAAACCAAGAGCTCCAGTCACAAACTGATAATACAATGCAGGAGATTTAATTAAAGGAAGTTCAGCTTTAATCTCTGTTTTATCTTTGTCACAAATACAAAGACGTGCTGAATAACCATCACCAAACCCATCCATTGTAAGTGTAGTGTGCCTCTTATGACTTTTACCATAGACAGCATATGCAGAATATGCATGAGCATTGTGATGCTCAATTCGTGCTATGTGTACAACTGTTTTTCCTGTTGCTTTTTCAATCATATTTACAAGCCACTCTTCTGGTAAAGCAGCTTTTGGACAATCTTCTTCAGATATATAATCAGGAAAATTCTTTTCAAGATACTTGAAGCTTAGTCCTTCATAATGACTGTATGCAATAATGATATTTTGGTCTTCAACACCAGCAATTTCAAAGCATTTTTTAGCAGCGTATACTGGTACTTCTTTTGTGTTACGAATACCTGTTATACGTTCCTGTGACAATGAAGCAAGACATTTATTATTACGCCACAATGAAGCAGAGCTGTTGAAACCAAGAGATATACCAAGGATTATCATTGTTGTTTTTTCTCCTTCTGCAGATCATCATAATACAATACCATGATGTTATAAGCAGCGTGTAACAGTGGATTTAATCCAGATTCTGGATCTTGTTTTTCGCCTTTACGCCAAGCCATGATGTGCCGCATAAGAGATGCATAATTTTCATCATGCTTATTCTCAATGTCTTTCCACCCGTTGTCTGAATATTTCTTACTTCCGAAAGTAAGAGCTTCACCAAGACCAAGAATAAAATCTGGTTCAATAAGATCGAGACGATTCTTTCCTTCAGAATCTTTTATTTTTTTTTGAGAGGTAAATTGATACTGTGCCATGATTGTTCCTTAAAGATACCCAGGGTAAAACCCTGGGTAATTTGTTAGTTCTGTTCTACATCCTGTTCAATGTCAGATGTGATATTGAGAACTGTTGCCTGAATTTGATTGCGTTGCGGCTCAATGTTTGATGCATACAATTCTTTTGTGATTGGCGAAGCTTTCTGTGCTTTAACAAACTTTGCCATTTTTGCACCTTTTTTCTGAGGATTGTCAACAAGAGCTGAAGCCAAGTCCCAAGAATAAGCATAAATTGGTGCATGTTTTCCAGAAGGAAGTAACTGTGATTTAAGCTGAGTGTTCCATGCCTTACATGTAGTCATAGACGATACAGTAGGATTAAACATAAGTACACCAGCTTCAGGATGCTCAGGCAGCATAACAGCATAAACATAAAGTTCCTGAACTTCATTACCTGTATCAGGGTTAACCATTTTTGGATAACCTTTGCCAGCCTTAGGTTGTTGAATATTTACAGGAATACTATGCGGTTCATAACGGCCAACAGTGCGGAAAGGTGATACACCTTCACGTTCATTCCAGATTACTTTAAAAGCTAACGGAACAACGTTAACAACTTCACCATACTCTTCACCTGTTGTACTATTACGCCATACACCTGGTGTAGCACCATTTGCAGCAGCTTCTGAATCAGGCTGAACCATACCAAGATATGGAATGGACTGCTCATTAGCTGTAATCGACTCAAGACCAGCACCCGCTTGGCCTTCCAAAAATTCCATGTCATCTGTCATATAAGACTCCTAATGATTCATAAAGAACCATAATTTTATTTACATATTTATTATACAATAAATATGTTTATTATATATTAAATTAATTAACAAATTTTACATGATGTATTTATAGCATTTCTGTATAATAGATTGTGGAAGAGTATTGTTTGCTATAGCATGTAACTCAGCAACTGTAAGATATACATACTTTCCAAGCTTATGTGAATTTTCATAAATATCTTCTGGTACAAAAGCTAAGAATTGTCCTTTATGATATGTGCTTGGCAGATTATGCTTTTCAATAATCTTCACACCTTCAAGACTGAATCCTTTTCTGCATACTCGTTCAATCATTTTATTTGTTCCACCTGGCACGCCTGCTATTTGCAAATAAGCAGATGGTACAAAAGGAAAGATTTGTATATTCTTTATCGGTGATCTAACAGCTGTGCTAGTAACTCTAATCATTAAACCAGGAGGCAACTCTTCATCTGAGTCAATCTCAAAATCAAATACGCCTGTTCCATTGATTGTTAATGATGTATAATTTTCCCACCATTTCTTTACAAAAGGAATATATGGACTTAATTTAGTCATCAAGCAATATTCCCAAATACTATCATCAAATATACAATCACTCATTAATATCCTCCTCTATCGCTGCTTCATAAGCATTGATTTGATCATCTATTTGTGCTATTAAACTAGACCTACCACGTGTCTTCCAATAATTTATCTCATCCTTTTTCTTATAGTGTTCAACACCACGCACCATTATACCTTCATCCCAGAGTTGAGCATGAGTATAACCAAGTAAACGTAAGATACGATATGCTGGGAAGAAACATCTTTGTCGTTCTCCATCCCATTTAGTATCTGTCCAGAATGAAGTATCAATAATAGCAATAGCCGCTTCTTGATACTCAGGTCTTGTAGGCATTACACGTTTACCATTAACTTGTTCAAATGGCTTTAATGGTCTATCTTTCCATAAGTTAAATAAATCACGCCACTGTATATCATATACATGTGACCAATCTTCTTTTACCAGCCCTTGATCCCCAACAACTTGTATACCATAGGCAACTGATATACGTTCAATGGAAATAGGTGAACGAGTAAGCCTAGCAGGGTCACTAGTACTTTCATCAAATACAAGCTTATCTGATACTGTCGTTGCAAGATACGCATGTAACCATGAATACTCTTCAAGCGTAGTTGGTGCATCTTTAACCCTAACGAGAAGATGATATGACTTTGCACCTGAGTATACAACGCGACAAACAGTACCCTCATTAAACAACCTTTCAGACTCTTTTTTAGCTGTCTGTAATCTTTCACGATATAACATATCCGCTTTAATAGGCTCTGATTCTCCATGAATATCCTTCCATTCTTCAGCTCTTTGCTTTTCAAGCTGTATGTTCAAATGACTTGTATCATCTGATTCGAGTAAGAAAGTGTCCATATATTGAACATTTTGACTTTTATCAGCTAAACTAACTGTACCAGGTTTCATTTCATTAACTGTCTCAAAACAGCCATTTGGGTCAGGTTTAAACTTAGAATTAACTCTGAGTCTCTCACCAATTCGTTTGTCTATTCTGATAGTAGTTGTCTTTTCAGGTGCTATACTTGGCATCTCACGACTAATTGTCTCTCTATCCGTTGCTAAACAAAAGCGTGCAGTAGGTGCCATTTTATAACGACCAGCTATTTTTGTAAATCCACCAGGTAATGGTTCCATATTAGGATTTATAGCAATACCAAATTCAGATAATAACCAAGGAGCACAATCATAAATACCACGTTCAACTGTAGAATGAGCATAAGGTTTACCAGACCCCATTTCATAGAACACAAGTGGACGACATAATGCAATATACTTCTTGTATTCTTTGTACTCAGGCATAAACTGTATAGCATATTCAAATTGTAGAATATCAGAAATTTTACTTTGTTCAATTTCTGTTATTAGTTTATTTTGTTCAAGACTTGCTTTTATAAACGGTGCCAATGCTCGCATAATACTTTCAATCTCAGTTGCTTCAGTAGTACGTGGCAATGTAAAGCAACGTTTGTATACTGCTGTCTTTGGAAAATTCCTAAGTGGAACATCTGCTATCTTTTTATTTGTAAATAGCTCATGCTTAAATTGAGCTACGAGGTCTTTATCTTCTACAAAAGGAGTACCAGTTTTATTAAAGTTAGCATCATATCCGTAAAGTTTTGTAAATACTTCATCTGCAAGTTCAGATTCTTTTCTTGTAAAATGTTCATCTGCTTCCATAATCATAAACCTTCGCTGGTCTTCACGACCGTCAAACTTGATAGGGACATCTTTGTTTGTCGTCATTATAAAGTCTGTGTAACTTTCTTGATAAATCGGATCCACACCTTTCTGTTCTTTGCGAATAGTTGTAGCAGTAGCACGCGACTTTAATGCCCCAGCAGGATTTCTCTTGTCTTCTAGCTCTTTTTCTTCTTGACAAACAATCAACGCATCTGCATAATCCGCATTGAATCTCGCTGTCGAGTCATATTGGTCTGAAACTATTACATTGTCCTTGCCGAACAGCCCTTTGCATATAACCTCCGCAAATGTAGTTTTACCAGATCCTTGTGCTCTTGACACTATAATAGGTACTACTTGTGTTTTTACAGTAGGGTAAAGTAATTTAGCACGAAGCCAAGCAAGAAGCCAAGGAGCACACTCACCAGCAAGATGCTCAATATATGTATAGATATGTGATGTATCACGCCCAGTTGCTTTTGCAAAAACAGGAAATGGTTTAGCTACATTGAATGCATCTCTTTCTTCATTGTAATACCCACTAGGTACAGTGTAATCACGGTAGTAAAGTGGTTTATGCACACCATCACTGCTTTCTCCAGCAATGTAAGCTTTATCATAAAATTCAAAACCTTCAGGTGCCCAAGGTATCTCTTCTGTATGATTACCTCTACGAGCACTGTAGAAAAGAACATTTTTATAGAAGTTCATGAATCCATCAATACCAAGTAATTCACCTTTATGTGAAACATAAAAGAACTTTTTGCTCATATTCATGTAAACTACTTTATCTAATAAATGGTCATGAGCCCATTCTTCAAGCTCCTCTAATGAGGAGAAGCCTTGTCCTACTTTCTGCTTTATTTCTGTATTAAGCAAGGCAAGTTTAGCTTCAGCATTCTTATAGGACAGGCCGTATACGTCTTCATAAAGAGACATTACGTTCTCCACTAATTAAGTATTATTCTATACCTTTATAATTTTGTCAACAGCAATTGATGTAAGTAAATCAAGATTAATAAACTGAGGTTTTTCATCACGAGGATCGTCACAATCCTCAGAATATGTATCAAGATACTTAGATTTGTTTAAAGCCTGCATGAGTTGTTTTGGTGCAAACTTTATGAGCTCAGCTTCCATTTCTTCTGGCAGATCCTTTGGAATATCATCAAGCTGCATAAACACACTGCAATTACTTACAACTCCTGTTGTAGAGCTAGTACATCCAAGGATGTATTTTAACTTTATGCTCTTTGTTTCAATTGGCTTTGGCATAGCTGTAATATTCTGAGCTATCTTCTTTGAAATTCTGCTCATTTAGTTCTCCTCCAGTACGAGAAGAAACTTTGTAAGACTTCGTTCATTTGAGATACAGACAATTTGTACAACATGCCAACCAGCTGGAATTGTCGTAGCTTTCTTAACATCACCAAGAAATGAACCTTTAGAAAGCTTCAATTCATTCAGTCCCAATGTGTACTCCACAATGATTTGCTTTTTATGTGCCTCAGCAAATGCTACACATCCAACAATCATGACCATCAACAAAATAGCGATAATCTTTTTCATTTTAAGCCTCCTAAGCTTTAATGTATTTATTACACTTAAATAAGTATCTTTTACAACATGGACAAATCATAATCTATGTTTCCAATTCAATTGTTGTAACTTCTTGGAAATGAATACAAGCTGGAATGTCTTCAATAGATAACTGCTGAACACCTGTTGTAATACCAAGCTTATCTTTGATAAATGATTTAAGACTTGTAGTATTAACATCAGTATTTTCAATATATGGAATGTCATTCTCTTCAAGCTTTTCCATATCTACAGCAGAAACAGTAGCGTTATGCTTTACAAGATAATCTCCACCATTTGCACGTAACCATTCAACAATTTTCTTACGGTCTTCAGCATTCTTATTTGGATGGCAATAAAAATTACGTTTAACTTTTAACATACCGCCTGAACTAAGACCAATAGAATCAACACCTGCTGAAAACATTTGCTGAGGAATAAGAACATTTGCATAATGTTCATACTCTTTCTTAGCAAGATCTGCTTCTGCTTGCTTAGCCAGCATGTCAATCTTAAGTTGTTTAAGAATCTCACCCATTTGTGAAAGATTCTTTAACACTCCTTGGTCAGCTTGTGTGATTGTTTCATTTTCAAGAAAATCAAGATTATTTTCTTGCATCAGTTGCCTCCTTATTATATTTTTCTGCAAGTTGTTTCTTGATATATTCCATATCAATCAAATTAAATGCTTCATTTTTTGAATCAATTTGAGCTTTAAGCAAAGTTCTTAACTGGTCAGCTCTTTCTTGCAATGATAAGTTACTAGGAAATGAATTCATTAATATCTCATAATGACTATACATTGCTTCTTTGACATGGTCAAAGACAGTTTCTAGTGACTTATCAATAAGCTTTTTTGTCTCTTCATCTAAGGCCATTCTCAACTCCTATGTTTTAAATCTATAATTTTACAGCTTCAAACTTTTCAAGAAATTCATTTCGCTCACGGCAGAATTTCTGTGTAGTAACTGCTGACATATATACTGTGTAATATAATTCTTCACGTCCATTAGTACATTCAATTACATCATCAAGTATCACATAATAAATGTGACCAGTTTTCTTATGTTTGTATGCTGTCGTGTTTTTCACAAATGTCATTTGTATATTTCTCCATGAGATCAAGAACAGTTTTTATCCTGTCAAGAACTTTATGGTCCTTTCTATACCACTTAAAAAGTTCATGTATTACTTCATGAGTTTTCTTATTAAGAGGCATAAACCTTTTAATATCATCAATCTTATCATATCTTGAAGTGTTAAGGTCAAGATGATGTAGATTCCAGTCCTTATCTAAAGGCTTCTTTGTAATAAAATCTTTAGATGTATGTAAGCGACACTTAGCTTTTAATTTGTACCAGGCATCTGATTTTCTGAACGCTGCTCGTTCTTTTTTATCCATTCATCTTTCCCTTTTTCATTTGCTACACCTTCACTACCAAAGCCAATCTTTAAAATTTCGTCATTACCAATAAGAACTCTACAGTCAACATAAACACCTGAAATACCAAGTACCTGGTCATCTGTGTAAAGATTTTTTGCTGATTTCATTAGGCATTTAAGATGATTACAAAAATCATTTATGTGTTTTTTAAGATATGCAGGACCACCTTCCATAAGTTCTTTTATTACTTGTCTATCAATATTTATTACTTGTCTATCAATATTACAAGCTTCATGTCTTTCTTCAGCCATTTATTTCCTCTACTAATATTTGGTTCACCTGCATCCGTTAGGATGTCAGGTGGAGCCAGTTGTTATACGCCGCTCACCTCTTCGTAAGTCTTCTCAAAAATATCGGGCTTGCATGGATAAAACTCACCATTCACTCCACGAATAATGAAGTCTCCAGAGTTAACTCTCATTACACCTTCAAGCGTCTCAATTTCAAGGTAGTGTTCTCCGACCGGCTCACGGACTTTGTTTCCGCAGAAATCATTTATCTCGCCGGTGTGAAAACCATCATACTGAATAGCCTGAATTACCACTGGTTTCTTTCGATACTGTTTGACCATAACGCCCTCCTTGTGAGCGATGTGGTTTGAGATATTAACTCCTCAAGCCTTTTCGTTTCAGTCGGGATTTCTTTCGCCTGGCAAACAGTTGGCTCATTTAACTTTTCCATCCTCTTTCTCCTTTCTCAGATTATTCCGGCAAGAAGTGAATTGAAAGATTCACAAGCTGGCCGTCATCCTGTTTTTGCCAAGATATAGCATCAACAGAGCAGATGTTAATCCCCATATTATTGGGAATCACGTCGATTGGCAGAGGGCTTTCGGCCTTGCCTTCAATAATGTCCGATGCCTTTGCGTAGTAGCTTTTCATTTGCTACCTCCTTCGTTAAATATCCAGATAACAAGTTATCTGGTTGTTTGTCAGCCTAACATTTGCTTACTTAATAGTGAGCATCACACTAATTTCACCGCAATCTGTTTTGCAGTCAGGACAAATAGCTTTTACTGAATAACCACCTTCATCCTGCAAAGGCAAAAGAAGTTTAAGATTCGGATCACTATCGAAAGCATTAAAATCTTTCCAGCATTTGCAACATGTGACTGGTACATTGAAATCCACTTTCATTACCTCCGGTTTAGTTCGTGTCAGTATAGTCGCCACAGGCGGGTATACTGCTAAAGAATCCGTCTAACATTTGCTTAACCTGCGAGCGCAAACGAGTCAAGTTGAAGTCGTTGTTAGGTGCTCTTCTATTCTTTTCTTGGCAATCTCAAAGTACTTGTCGTCTTTTTCTATTCCGATAAAATTTCTGTTTGTGTTGAGACAAGCAATTCCTGTGCTTCCAGAACCCATAGTGTTATCAAGAACGGTTTCGCCTTCGAGCGTGTATGTCTTGATTAGGTATTCAAGTAATGCTACTGGTTTTTGGGTGGGGTGTACTGTAGTTCCTAACACCTCTCTTCTAAACTCAAGTACATCAATAGGATAGCGAGTACCATCATCTTTATATGGTAATACTTTTTTATTTATTCCAGCTACAATTGAATTGTGATTACCCTTTGGTTTATTAGTTACAAGTTTACCTTCATGCTTTACTTTCTGAGGATTGTAAGTTGGTTGATTTTTGTAAAATACCAATATGTTCTCGGTAGACTTGCCAAATCTTTTTTTAAGCTGAAAGAAATTAGTAGGCTTCTCCTTTTTCCAATAGAGGTCATACTTATACCATTTAATATTTGAAAGACGAAGATATGATGAAAACGGTTCACTACCAAACAGTACAATAGCACCATTGTCTTTAATAATCCGCTTATACTGTTCCCACAATGGTTCAAACGGAATTACAATATCCCACTTGCAAGCTGTTGTGCCATAAGGTAAATCACACAAAATCATATCTACACTTTTATCTGGAATATCTTTCATTTTCTCCAAACAATCACCGTGTATTAGCTCCATATCTTTTATTCCTCCTTAGTTGACTATCCGTGTAACTCGGTTACACGGTTGGCAATCCATCTAACATTGAGTTGACCTGCATCCGTTAGGATGTCAGGTTGAAGCAGTTGTTAGATTAGCACACCTACGAGTACGCCAATACAAACACCTAAGACAGCCCCAATAATAATTCTGGAAACGTGGATGTAAACAAGTAACGGTGTCCAGTTATTTATGTTTTCAAGGTGCATTTCTTGTGCCTCCTTAAAACCTGTTTCGCAATACTGCCTAATAAACTTCCTTTTCATAGCTACTCCTTTGCAAATTATCCAGATATTACAAGCTTCATGTCTCATATATTGCCTCTACTAACATGTTATTAATTTCTTGAAAAGATTCTTTAACAAGAATACCTTCATCAATAGACCTTAAGTAAATGCAATGGTCTCTAATCATTGAGAGATCAGCTATATTTACTAGAAATTCCTCATCATCTGCATCATGCAATAACAAGAAGTTTGTAAACCTGCCCATCTATTTCTCCTTTATAGTACTATTATACTATACTTTATTAATATAGCATATAATTAGTTAACAATTGTTATTACTTTTATCCGATTTTGACTTAAGTATTTCTGCACTATGTCATACAACCTCCTGAATGTCCTTATCACGAATATAATCAAGCAAATTCTTTTTGAGTTTTAATGCTTCAAGAATTGCTTTATCAACACTACAAGAAGTATAATCAACATATTTACATGGGAACTTCTGACCAATACGGAATACTCTGAATTCTGCCTGTTGTCTAAGTTCCATGCTATATGTATTACTGTAGAATATAATTGAATGACCAATCTGTAAGTTATGACCACGTGCTATCTTTGTAGTATTAGCAACACAAATCTGATACTTGCCTTTCTTATATTCATCAATCGATCCTGTGGTTTTCCAACCAGTATAAAGCATACAGTCATATTTATCTTTAAGCATATCATATATTTTTGCAGCTTCAGCACTGAACCTTGTGAGAATGAGCAATGGTTTATCTGATTCATCAACGTCACGCATAAGCTGCTCAAGCCTTGGATTAGTATCACCAAGCCATATTACCTCATCAGATGTGACATCATAATCATCATCATTTATTCTGTCATACCACAAAGGCACATCTTCGTCAGGCATATCTTCAGCATGACCCATAATAAAACCACTTGCTATTTGCTGTAACCTGAGGGTGACTACTAACTTATTCTTTGCAGTTGTAATATGATCTTCAAATTTAGCAAGAAGGTCATGCTTCATATCATCATAGCACTGTTTCTGTGCTTCTGACAAAGGTACTTCCTTAATAATATAATTACAAGGTGGCATATCGACACAATCAGTAAGCTTGGCAAATACTGCATTTGGTTCAAGTAATTTCTTTAATTCATCAGCATGTTTGTATGGACCAATGTAATGGTCTTGATGTTTGATTGTCATGTATGTATCTTCAGAACAACCAAACACTGCAGAAGCTTCAGAAAAATCATTACAATTCTTTATACCATGCCAAGTCTTTTCAGTAAGCAGGACATTAACCTGTCTATCTTGAACAGTTAACTTTGTATACATTCCGTAATAATTCATGAATGAATAATAATTACGTCCAAAGTAATTAGGCTTGACAAATTCCATAATAGCCCAAAGATCTATAGGACCATTTGTAACAGGAGTACCAGTCAATACAATTCTTACTGGATTCTTTTTAACACTAGCAAGAACTGTTTTACGATTACGTATAACTTCATTGAATTCATAAAGCATACGCTGTGAGCGTTTACTTGTAGGATTCTTGATTACTGTTGCTTCATCACAAATGATTGCTGTCTTATGTGTATTTGCCCATTCAACAATTGGCTGCCATTTTGTAGGTGTACTAAACGTATCAATGTTTACACATACAATGTGTAATTTATTATTGTCATTATAATCAAACTCGTAAAACTGTTTCTGACCTCCGCGTCCACCAATAATCTGACCAACACAGTCTACATGTTCTTGTTCAATAGCTTTTGAAAGAACAGATTCAGGATTACACAGATCATCAAACCATTGCTTATGTACATCATTAGGTGCAACAATAAGCAGGCTGTCAATAAGACCCGCTTTAAACTTATCACAGATAATCATCATAGATGTAAGAGTTTTACCACAGCCCATCTCAAAGAATAATGCTATTTCATTCTTATCTTTAAATTTATTTCGTGCTTCAATTTGATGCTCATATAAAGTAATCTCTACTGACTCTTCAGGCTCAATACTTTCTTTTTTAACAGAAGAATGCTTAACTTCTTTAATAGTAAGTTGTTGTTCTCTTTTTCTTAACCAAGAAGTGTTAACTTGTTCACCTACAACAACTGTCCTCTGTTCACCAGTTACAGGTGATATGTCATCTGGTCTACTGATATACCCTGGACAGCAGTACATCGGTTCAACACGCTGAGCAGACAGCACACATACACAGGTCTTGTCTGATTTATCCCGTGTACTCACATCAAAATTATTACAAAATATACAATAAGCCATTGTTATGTTCCATCATCTTAAAAAGTATATTCATCTATGTTTAACACTGCATCCAGAGTGTTACACACAGCGTTAATTATCTCCTGTTCCACTTGCTGATAGTATCATACAAACACCAGCAAGCCGCAATTATCATCTCAATGATTATTCCGAGTGAATCCCTGTCCATAATTATTTACCTTATGATTTAATATTTAAAGCTTCTAATAAGGATATGCTTTATCATCGTAAATATTATGATATTCTTTTTTAGCTTTAGACTTCTTCTGCTTCTGTTTTATTTCAGGTATAATATCATGTGGGTCATACAAGGTCTTTACAAATTCAATAGGTACTTTTTATAAAAAGCATCTTGAAATCGGTAATGTTCCAGTGCAAGCATGTCGTAAATTGCATTAGTGTATTTGTTCTGTACTTTGAGTAATGTCATTTCACTCTCCATTTGTTCATATTTGTTCATAATAGCATTGTATTGCACTACAGCATTCTTATATTGTTCAACCTGAGTATTTGTCAAATTAAAGATGTACTCTTTATGTGTAGTATGAACAACAAACTTATTAGAATCAGGAATGTTATATGCAAAAGTAAATCTATGCTTACTTACTGTTAGGACAGTGCCATGTTTACCTTTGTTATCCTTAAAAGCAAGGAAGCAGTTATAATAACCTTCCTGTTTTTCTTCTGAAGGTTTTACATAACACTGTCTAAGAGTTCTTAGTGAACCAGAACTTAAGAGTTCAATGTATTTATTGAACCATCTGTCAAAATATTTACTTTTATAAGCTTTTACTGACATAGGCGTAGCATATCCTCCTGTGATATTGCTGATAATGGTACAGAATAAACACATCGTGTACCTTTAATACTTAACAATGAATATGTAAGACCTTGTGTCTGTATCACACCAAGATATTCATCACACTTGTTAATGATTTCCTGTGTCTTTTCAGATACAGCAGCTTGTTCATCAAACTTTACAAGAATCCTTTCCGTTTCTTCCGGGGCTTTTGGTTTCTTCTCTTTTTCTTGTTTAGGCTTACTAATGTGAGAATGGCCTGAACTACTTCCTCTATTCCTATACTCTTTGTAGCAGGCTCGTTCATCAGCATTCCAAGTACGTCCACTGATTTTAACAATATTACCATCTGATAACATAACAGCTGGATGTACCCATTTCTCACCAGGTTTACATGTTACAGCACGTGGTGTATCAGCAGTAATTTCCTCACCTGTATCAGGAAACCTGAAATAACCACCAGAATTTTTGTACTCAGCCTCTACCATAGACACCTCTCTTTGTTATCTTTCTTGCATACATATGATTACATCTAGTATTAGAGCATACAGTTATAATCTTATTGTTCTCTTCATCCTTGACACGTCGCATAGGATACCCACACTTTGTACAATACTTAGTATAATACTTAGTACACATACTTACTATTCTCCTGTATATCTTTTTCATAGCCTTGTCTTTTATTACATTTAAGACTGACCATATATTTTAATGATTCACACCATTTACTTTTTAAAAACGCAGTATCATTTGCATCTTTGCCATTTTGAATAATTGCTGCTGCTAACAAAGCCCATGCAATATCTTTCTTATTTTTATCTTTCATAATCATCCTTATTATAGAACAATGTAACTGTTTCACTCATTGTTCCGTCTTCCATTACATATGCTTTATTATCACTGTCAAATATTATCTTAGATATTCGTTGCCTCTTATTATTGTCATCTAATACTTGAAGTTCTGGCCAATTAAAAGGTAACTCAGTAGAATGGTCAGAATCAAAAGTAACAGAAATAACTGAATTGTCAATGTCTAATTCATTTACTAAACCAGCTGTTGTTTCATATCCATTAGTATATTCATTAAGAATTATACCATAGATATTTTCTCTAACTTTTGTTATACTGCCAACAACTGATTCCAAATTCTGACAACATTTTTCTTGCATTAAAAGAATTCCTCTCATATTTGTTTATATAAATAACTTCCTTAATTCCAGAAGCTATTATTAATTTGCAGCATTGATAACATGGTTCTAAAGTAGAGATTAGACACAAATCATCAACGTTACAGTTTGTACCAATCAACTTAAGCAAGGCATTCTGCTCAGCATGTACTTCAAAACGTTCTGAAAATAAGTGATGAAGTTCTTTGTATTTCTGCTCATCAACTTCATTCCAGATTTTATTCATAACAATACCAGAATCAACATAATTAGCAAGAGACATGTTAACACAGAACTCATCTCTTGTTTTCTTAAATAACTTGTTACAGTTAACATAACCAGAAGGTGTACCATTATATCCAATTGATACAATGTTTAACGTTCTAGTATTTATTATAATTGCAGCTACTTTATGCATAGAACATTTTGATTGGCCAGATAATATCTTAGCTATCTTAATATATGCATCTAATTTGCTTTCATCAACCATTTATTTGTCTCTCCTTTAATGTTATACACTGGGTTATACCTTCTGAATGACCAGTTTTCAACCATTAAATATCTGTATGGATTGCTTGCCCAAGGTTCAACTTCTACACCATCTACAGAAATAAACAAGTGATGAAAACCATTTACTGGATTTTTGTTTCTTATTATCCTACATAAATTCTTTTTATCTGGGTGATTTAAGTCCCAATTCTTTTTAAATAAGATTGAGTAATCAATGCAATTTAAAAGACCATCACCATTACAATCATAAATATGATTCTGAGTATAGAGAATGTTTTCTATTATATAAGAATCTATTTCATCTGATACGTAAGGCTTTTCTTTAGGCATATTACTAATGTATAAGAATATAATAAACAATATCGCAAACATAAAGATTATACTGAGAAAGAAGAATCTTATATTTCTAAAGAAAGTCATCCACATTTGAGGATGTGCAGACAATTTTACATATTCTTGTGATGTATATTTTTTAAATCTTAATCTGTCATAGTCAGACATTTGCGAATAGCATCTTTTAATCTCATTTCCAGAAGAACATTTTAAACATTCATTTTGAGTACATCTTCCAAACTGAAGTCTGCATAAACAAGCTGCTTGAGAGAATGCTAACTCTCTTACTGCTAAGTCATTAAAAGATTCTTCACGATGTACAAATCTAAAATCATCACTCATGATGCCCTCCAAATCAAGATAACAGTTACAATCATTCTATAAAAGTAAATCCTTCTAGCGTTATTACTAGAAGGATTTACAGCTAGTTAAAACTGCGCAGCCAGCTTCTTAATCACATATTTGCTCTTAAAATTGTCAGAGGCCTGTTCGAATTCAACTTCGATTCCCTTTGCTTTCCATTCTTTACACAAGCGGTTAATTTCGGCAACTGATTTGTAAGTGCGGCGGAAAACTTCAATGAGTTCAATTGAATCACCAACTTTTGGAGCGTCACCAAAAAGCTTGTTAAAGATTGTGTTGCCAGAGCCAGAGTTTCTTGATTTCTTGTAAGCGAAGTCATTCAAGAGCTTTGAGAACTTTTCAGGAACATCAATTTTCTTGTCAGCGAGGAATTTAATGAATTCTTTTGCTGTTTCCTGCTTCAGTTTTTCTTCTGCATCTTTCTTCTCTTTCCAAGCTTTTGCTGATTCAGCTTTTTTCTTCTTCTGCTCTTCTGCATCGAGAACTTTCTTTTCTGCTGCGTGCTGATTTGCCTGTACAGGATTACCATAAATCTTTTCCATCTTTAATCTCCTTATAATGGAATATAATTTTTGTTGATTTAATAATACAACAAAATTACGAAAAATAAATATAATTAATTAACAAATGCGACAAGCAAATGTTAAAAAATCCAAAATAATATTAATATACACTTTATAAATTAATTAACAACAAAATTAATATTAAAACGCGCAAAATTAAAAATCTCAAAATTAAAAATGAATTAATTAACACGTAAAGTGTATATTCATAAGTTCCAAGAAATAGTCACACGTTCTTGATGTTGTTGTGTGCTTTAACCATACGATTCTTGTATCCTTTCATAGCATGAAGCCAGAACTGAACACCGTAATTTGTTGTTGCTATTGCTGCTCTATGCAAGCAGTAAAAATACATTCTCTTAAGGTACATGAAATGTTCCACAGTTATCTCCTTCTTGGTTCTACCAATTTCATAAATGCTGCAATCAAATCTTCATCATTAATAATAAACTTATTATCAACAAAACCCAACATATGAATAAGAATATTAATTATTCCTATTTCCTTTTTGATGTTTGACCGCCTTACACGATAAGTGCAGGTTGTTTCATACAAAATCTTCTGCTTATCAGCTTTTAATTTCTCAAGTCTAATGCTTAACATCTTGAGCATAAATTCTTTATCCATTCTTGAACCTTTCACATGTCACGTTGTCAATGTCAGAATAATCATTGCTAAGATTAGCAAGCTTCCACCACCGCTCAACTGATTCTTTATCATACTCGGGTTTCCCATCACGAACCCATTGCATACAAACTTCAATAGCAAGCTCTTTGAACCCAGCACGAATGCTAAGCTCTGACTTCATCCAATTATCTTTTGTCATTGCTTAACTCCTTATTGTCTATGAACGAATCAATATCTTCATCGATGTCCTTATTTATGTCCATCTTGTCAGCAAAATACGAATTACGTAATGATTGCCAAAAATCTGGATTAACAATAATCATCAGAACAAAAACACCAGCAAGCCCAAGTAAATAATAACCAATGCCGTCAGTCATGATAACACCTTGTACATAATAAGAATGTAATAAATTGAACTAGATTCAATTACCAATTTACCTTTGTAATAAATACCAAAACCTTTATTTGTTTTGTTAACAAACATGACTTGCTCCTTCAAAATAATAATAAAGACAGTCAAGATGAATTTCAATGTCAGTATCTGTGACATTATCATTTGCTACATTGTCTTGGTTAAAATAAATTCTTCTAAGGTCTTTAAAAGAATCACAATCCCACAAAACATCCGCATCATAATCAGTTACATAAGGATAATATGTTTCAGCGAATGCGTTCACCAATTCTCGGAAGGTCAGATGATTGATATGCTGACCATGAGACTCTTTCCATTCATAATGAAATGATGTGCTAAACAGTCTCAAAGTTCTGATAATATTCCATTCCATATCATCAGGAATTCTGATTACCATTTCTGGAACATTTTTTTTGATAACATTCCGTTTAATATGAGGGATAATAAGAATCCCATCTTTACAGGCTTGAATAGTTAATGTATTTTTCCTGTTCAAATGCTTTTGTCTGTAAAGTGTCGCCCATGCCAATTGTCCTGGTCTCCAGTCGATAACAGGATTAGGACATGTGATACTTACATTAGGTTTATTTTTGAATTCAATAAATAAATCAAATCCAAAACCTTGAACAAAAGCATCTGGAATACCGTTCTCAGTGTAATGTGACTCAAGTCTTACTACATCGAACTTATAGCTTCTAAGTTTTCTGCAGAAAGCTGAAACGAAATTCTTTTCAGATGTATACATAAACTACTCCCACATAGTCTTAATGTCTATCGGTGTGCTACTTATCATATAGTAGCACGTTGAATCGCTGTAACTATGTTCTTTTTCAAGATACTCTTCAATAGCATTGTTCTTAAATGATTCAAAATAATGACTACAAAGAGTGATGCTTCCAGTTGAATAGTTCATTATAGCAATGTACATGTTCATCTTATTACCACCTTTTTATGACAAACTTCCTTCCATTTCGGATGTTCATATTTGTTTTTCTGCTGTTCTTCAAATCTTTTGACTGCTTCTGTGTTATTTAAGCAAATCTTAAGCTTCATACACGCAAAATCCATCTTACTCATTTTTATTCCTCTTGTATATTACCTAAAAATCTTATCAATTTTTTTCTTTAATTCTTTCATCTTGTCCTCCTTTTAGAACAAACCCTCTTCTTCAAATGAAAAATAGCCCGTTTTTGCGACAATAACATGGTCAAGCATCGGTATACCAAGTATCTCTCCTGCCTGTTTAAGTGTACTTGTAATTGTTTTGTCCTCACTAGAAGGAATGAGACTTCCCGATGGATGATTATGTACAAGAATAAAAGATACCGCACTATCCATTATGCACTCTTTCATAATATCCCGAGCAGATACAATAGACCTGTTTACCGTACCTTTGGAAACCTCGTGTTTATTGATAATCTTATTAGCAGAGTCAAGTGTTAACACTATCACACACTCTTTATCCATAAAAGCCTCTGTTATACAAACATGGTGAACATCTTCAGCACTTTTTATAGCTTTTTTAGTCCTGTATTCCTCCATCTCCTCTGCACAAATCTGTTTAATAAATAGCTTCCTATCTATTTTATCCATATTATCCATTACACGCCTCCCTTAATTCTTTACACATAGCACTGATTTCTTTAAAAGTTAAAGGTGTTTTTCTGTCTACAAGTTTTATAATATTCTTTTCACCTACCCATGAGATAACCTCATTCTCTTCACATTTTCCATAGTCATCAATAGAAAACCATGTACATTCGTGATAATTATCTTCATAAGATTCAAGCTTTTCTATTGCATTGTCTGCTTTTCTTTCTGTATCAAAACCCATAATTATAATATTATTGTGTTCAATATCTAGCGAAACTGTTATGTAGTGCTTCATGTCAAAGCCTCCTAAAACTTGTAAACTAGGAAATTGCCGTATCTTGTGAATGAATTTCCTTTTAGTTGCATAAACTCTTCAAGCGGGAAACCTTCTATTTTGTCGGCATTATATAGTCCGCTTCTAAAATCGGTACACCTAAATGTTATAAATCCAATACTTGACTCTTTTTTCATGCGAGAAATAGCAGAAAGCATGGCATTTTCTAGGCTCAGTCTTCCGTCAAGCCGAAGTTTAGAAAAACTTCCAAGCTCTACAGATAGTTTATCTCCAAATTTAGTTAAAGCGAAAGCATACGTCATCATCTTAAAACCTCCTATTTCATTTTTTCCTCTACTAAAATTGATACGGTTCGGCATGAGAATATGAACGAATATATTTGTTATTCATTTGTTATCCATTTTCTATTCCTCCAATCATTTATTTTCTTGACAAGTTCTTCTTTAGAAATCTGAAAAGTACATCAATGTCAATCTTTCCATTCTGCCAATCATTTATTTTCTTGACAAGTTCTTCTTTAGAAATTATCTCAGTTGGAAGTCTGAAAAGTACTTCATTATAACCTCTTTCATCAAATAACTTGCTTTTCTTTTCATCCTTGACACGTCGCATAGGATACCCACACTTTATACAATACTTAACCTCTACCATAGACACCTCTCTTTGTTATCTTTCTTGCATACATATGATTACATCTAATATTAGAGCATATAGTTATAATCTTATTGTTCTTTTCATCCTTGACACGTCGCATAGGATACCCACACTTTATACAATACTTAACCTCTACCATAGACACCTCTCTTTGTTATCTTTCTGCAAGACTACTTCATAATCGTCCATTATGCATGGACGATTATTATTACAATTATATCCTCACAGTCTTGTTGTTTGTATGTACATACCCATGGCCATTCGGCTTGAGTTCAATTTCACATACACGTTCGCCACGCTCTAGGTAGAAATGCTCGTTGTTATTTCTATCCATTTCATAGCCCATCAGCACCCACCCTAAGCGAAGTCTTCTGTCTAGTTCTGCCATTGTACACCTCTCTTTGTTATTTTTCTTGCATACATATGATTACATCTAATATTAGAGCATATAGTTATAATCTTATTGTTCTTTTCATCCTTGACACGTCGCATAGGATACCCACACTTTATACAATACTTAGTATACATACTTACTATCCTCCTGTATATTTTCTTCATAGCCTCTTATATTTGTTATTCATTTGTTATCCATATTATTCCTCCAAAATCACTAGAAGTGAGATATGAGTCTCTGTTAGTGAGATGTATTCCACTCACACCTAAACTTGAAAACTGACTCAGGACTTTTAACAAAAATCCTCATTCCTCAAATCCTCATTTCTCAAATCCTCATTTCTCAAATCCTCATTTTCATACCTCTCTAAAATCAGTTCATTGAAACGGACTATCACTAATCCGTTTCAGAAACTTACTTAAGAATTGTTCTTAAATATTCCTTTTCTTCATCTGACAATTTGTCAACCATCTTATCAATCTTTGTCTTTGGTCTGAAAACCCGCAGCTTGTCTTGTGCAGCAAGAAAATCTTCTGCAGAAAGTTTCTCTTTCAAGAACACTTCAAATTCATCAAGCTTCTTATTAAGTTCCTCATCTTTTTCTGAAGTTGATTTTCTCGAAGTTCCAGAACCTCTTGCTTCACGGGCGGCTTTCTTTTCTTCTGCTGTCCAAAGTCTGTAAGCCAAAGGAATTGGATTTCCGTCAGAATCTTTGATATAAGGAACCTTGTATTCCTTTCCAGTCTTCGGGTTCACTTTGACTCTCTCTTCCTGGCCTGTCAAATCTTTAAGGGTTTTTGGGTCCTTAAAATAACCATCTGAAGTCATAATTTCTTTGTTTGTTACAATCATTATAATTCTCCTATAAATTAATTCTCTTATAAATTAATTCTCCTATAAATTAATTTATATCATAAGATTAGTTAACATCAGCAGAATACATTTAAATGCTCAGGAATTTTTTAGCCAGAAATCTTGAAAAAAACCGCATTGACAATTTAGACATGAACAAGTAGTAATGATTTACTAGAAATCGTCAAGAACGCTGAATTATGATTAATGAAAACAACAACATGATTTATTGTGAATATGCACTTTTTTATTTGAATTTGTATTTTTTTAATTTGAGACGGGAAAAGTTTTAAAATTCAAACTAAAAAAGTAAGTTAATTAACACGTAAAGTGTATATTCATAATTTGTAGCAAGTAGCATTTTAAGGTTGTTGTTGGCGACTTTAACCAGTGCTTTTAGACACTTTGGAAATTTCCAGTTGCTCGTGATAAAAATGTACATTTACATAGCTTAAAAAATGTGATTTAATTTTTATTAAAGGAGAATTTTATGATTAAAATCAATTGCGATGTTGAGACTAAATTAAAGTTAGTTGATATGACACCTTTCCAGGGTGATCTTAAGAAAAGGACACAGCAAAATCTTGACGCATTAAAAGATTCATTGTTAACTGAAGGTTTATTAATGCCTTTTGCAGTGTGGTGTCATGATGGTAAGAACATGTTACTTGATGGACATGGAAGGCGTGAAGCGTTAATTCAGTTAGCATTAAGTGATGTGACTATTCTTGATGTTGAATGGCCTGCATTGTTCATTAAGGCAGAAACAGAGGATGATGCAAAGAAAGCTCTTTTGCAGATTACAAGTTCATATGGAAAAGTCACAAAACAAGGAGCATTAAATTTTGTGTCTTCAATTCCTAACTATGTTGCACCATCTGTTTCTAAGTATGTAAACACAGGAAATATTTATAAAGAAAAAAAATTAAAAAATAATCTCAGTAATAAATATGTGATTAAGATTCAGGTAAGTGCAGACAGAGTAGAACAAGTAAAGGATATTTTAAAACAAATAGATTATATTAAAGTCCTTTAACTTTAAGGTGGTTATATTGTGAGTGACATTATTCCTTTTGAAGATGTTAATGAAAAAGAAGACAATGTAAAAAATGTCTCATTTACAGAAGTTACGCGTCAATTTGTATGTGAAGAGGTAACATTACCATGGTACAAGTCATCTGACAGAGATAAGGTTGACGAGAATCTTGACAGTATATATGAGATAGCGTCAGCTCACAATATGCCACTTCTTGAATTTATCAGTAATGATCCTGAGTATGCAGTCATGTGTGCAGAAATGTCTTATGCAAAATGGACAAATGTTTTGACTCAGGCTGCATTAAATGGTGTTATAGCTACTAGTGCAGGTAACATATCTGTTACAAAAAATCAAGTAAAACTTATTGAAGTAAGAATAGCTCAAGCAAAATATGAATTAAATCTAGTTACAGACTATGCAATGAGTATGTCAAATACTGATAAGAGAAGAGATCATCTTATCAGAACACTATATATGAATGCAATAATGCATCGTGATACAAAAGCTCTTATTTATCTTATTGATAGAGTTGATGGACGTCCTGGTGAAACAAGAATAGCAGAGCTTTCTTATGATAATGCATATAACATTTACATGATCTTGCATACACTGTTTGAAAAACAGTTGAATGTTTTAAATGCAGGCAATGGAACTATACTTGTTTGTTGTTCACGTCGTGCAGGTAAAACTCACATGTTAGTAGCAGTGAGTATCATAGAATGTATGCGTAAGCCAAATACTACTTGTATTTATATTGGTGAAACAGCGGAACTCACAGAAGGTCTTGTTGATGATGCATGTAATAAGTTAATTGATGAATGTCATTTACAAGATAGAAGAGGAAAAAGATTCAATTGGCGTAAAATGGACAATGGATCTAAGCTTCTTGTAAGAGGTTTATCAAATACTAAAGACCCTGACCAGATACGTGGTAAAGGTGCAAAAATAATTGTAATAGATGAATTCTTCCATTTGAAGTCAGAATTACTTTCATATCTGCAGGATCAAGTCTTAGCTCCTATGCAGATGGACTATGCTGATGATTATAAGTTTATTTGTGCGGGAACACCTCCTCCTATTAAAGGAACATTTGGTGAGGCTGCATGGAAAACATGGGATGTTCCTCATTTCCAATGGACTTGGAGAGATAATCCTCATCCTGTAAGTTTTGAAGCACGTAAAGCATACATTGAACAGACAATTGAAGAAAAAGGATATTCATGGGAAACACCTTTTGTAAGAAGAGAGTACAATGGTGAATGGGCGTATGATGAAGATCTTATTCTTTATCCTAATGCAAAATACTTTGATAAAAATGAAGGTTATCCTTCTTGGAAGATTTCACGAGTATTAATTGGTATTGACTATGGTGTCTCTGATAATGACTGTATTATAGCTATAGCATGGTCAGATGATGAAGGAAAAGGTTACCAATTATATGAATCAAAGTTTAATCGTCTTGATATAAGAGATAGAACAATGTCACAGCTTGAATACTTAAAAGATAAAGTTAGAGAATGTTGGATGTTGGCATTGAATACATTGATTACAGGTCCTATTGAAAGTTATGATAATGATGCATTAAAAGAGATAAATAAAAGAATTCTGTGGGACGCTGATGATAATAATCAGCATATTACAGATGAACTGGCTATTTCACTTAAATTAGATGATTATGGTGAGAGATTTGAAGGCCTTAGAATGCAGATAGCAAATGCACATAAAACTGAGAAAGTAATAATGTGGGATAAAATTGATGAGCTCATGAGAACAGGCAGATTGTTACTTCAGAAAGGCAGTAAAGTTGAACATGAGTGTATTAGTACTGTTCTGTTACGTGGTCCTAATGGTGAAATATTTAATGAAATTGATGATAAGATATTCCATCCTGACCTTTTGCCAGCGATGAGATATGCACTTTGGAATGTTCTTGGTGTTAAGGAGTAGTCTATGAAAAATAAGTTTAAACCTAAAAAAGACCCTTCATTGTTAAGAAAAGTAGTAGAAGTATATTACGAAAGGGCCTTACAGAGGAAAGCATTAAGAATATTAAGTAAGCAGAGATGGTCACTTGAATTTCTTGAATATCTTGTGAAGCATGCTGCATTCTCCAACAATGAAGTAGAGATTGAAATAACAGACATTGAAGGTAGAAAAATTAAAATATCATCATCTGTTAAGAAATCTAGCTATAATGAATCTGATATTTTAAGCAGACTTGATGATCCTATAGCTGTACAAAACTTTATCAGTAAGAATGGTAGGAGATAATTATGTTAATTAATGGTGTTAATTATGAGTTTGATGAAGTCCTCCAGATAAATAGACCTACACTTTATCCAGGTAAAAATACAAAAGATTGGCAGTTACCTAAAGGAATGTTAGATATATTTCAAAAATTAAACTCTATTATAGAACAAAAATATTCTATTGAATATCTTAAAATATGTGCTTTTTATAATAAAATGTTCCCAAGTCTTAAGCACAGTGATTGGAGTACAGCTTCATATAATGTACAGCCATTTACATGGACAGATCAAGAAAAGTCTGACTATGGTACAGGTACTTCAAGTAACTATTTGAAAGAAGTAATTGACCAGATAACATCTAGACTTGGTACTATTAAGTTTGTGCCCTATGTGATGTCTGAAGATCAAAGTCTTGAATTTATTATTTATAAAGATACTGTTGAAAGACTTCTAAGGTCATATATTACTAGAGATAAGTTCAGTAGTAAGTGTTTGAATATTTTCCATGATTCGTCTGTCATAGGATATTCTCATGTATTCATGAATCCTTATACAGATTGTCTTGAGAAGGCTAATGACTATGAGATAGGATTTTTTGAATCTCAAGCAGAGAATGGCAAAATAAGGCAAATGTTATTCAGAGATTATGCTTATCCAGTATCTGATATTGAGGTATATACAGCAAACATACCTGATAAACAGCGTGAAGAAATTGAAAAAATAACTAAAAACAACATTACAGTTGATTTGTGTATTTACTTTGATTGTCTTAAAAAGAAGTGTGCAGCTTCAATAAATGGTAAGTTTTTACCTGAAAAAGATTATCCTTTTGATGAAGTTTTAGTTGCTACAATGTCTTGGGATGTTAGTTTTTCTGCTGGTCTTAGTACTTCATTATTTGATTTGTTATATCCTCTTCAAAGAGAGATTAACAAGATGAGAGCTAAGCAACAGCAGATTGTTAGAAACTATAAAGGGTATACTCCAGTATTTAACTCTGATGTTGAACTTGCAATAAAGGCAATTACTAATGGTTCTGGTGAATGTTTATATATCGATTCACAAAGACCAGTTGATTCATTGATGACTGTAATAAATCCTACTCCTCTTGATCCTGAAATTGGAGCAACAATTGAAGAATATAAGACTGTTATGTATGAGCTTGCAGGTTTACAGACTATGTCATTTGATATGGAGAATGTTAAGAGTGCATCTGCAATTATTGCTTTAGACCAGTTAAGAGATTCAACATTTCAAGCTCAATTGTCTGGATATTCTGATTTTATTGCTGATGCATTAATGCTATACATTAGATATAATATAGGTTATCCTGAAAAGTTAGATGAATCTGAAAAGAATATTGACTGGGAAATTGTTGGAAAGTTAATAAAGACGTCATATATTTCTCTTAAGCCTGTTCATCTAAATGATCCTTTAAGTGATGAAGAAAAGTCATCTGGTGAGACTATTGATTATCTAAAGCTTTGTACATCTAGAATTGTAATTGGTGTTATAAGAGGTAGTGAGACTTTTGAAACATTACCTTACTTCATTGATTGGCATCAAGTTGTAATGACATTAGTTCTTGCAATGATGAGAATGGAATCTTTAGGTATTGAAATACCTGATACTGTACATAGATTTTTGATGTCAGCATTTATTGAAGCTGTCAGAATTGGAGAAGTTGAAATATGATTTTCATAATTGTAGCATTTGTAATTTTGATTATATTCATTGTATTAGGTATGAAACCTGTGTGCCTAGATTATGGTAGAAAAATGTATGAGAGTTCTTATGACCCGTGCATTGATAGAGTAATCTGGAAATGTAGTAGAAGTAGTAAGGAGTTTATCTAATGGAAGGTGGAAATAGAAGACTTTTAAATCTTGAATCTGGTATTGATACATCTTCATCTGATATGCTTGTTAATATAAATGACTGTACATTTCAGCATAATTGGCAAAAGTATCAAGAGAAATTCTTAGCTAACTCATTACGTTTTGAGCACAACGGTTGGGCTGCAGGCTGGCATGTTTATGAATTTGAGTATAATAACAATTCAGTAGATGTATTTTCTACAGATATAAGAAGACCATCAAAAAGAAATCATGTTGGAAATATAAAAACAAATGATGAATATCAATTAATAAAACAGGATTGGAACAGTACATCAGAAGTTGAGAACTTTTGGTGGGTTGACGATGATCATTTATTAGTTCTTGACAGGTATAATTTTATTCTTAAAAGAAAGACTAATGAATTAGATGACTGGCAAGGTGACAGATGGAAAGAAATATATAAAGTAGACAGACATACAGTATTGAATGAGACTTGTTTCAAATATACTTGCTGTAATACATTTAACACTGTAAAGTCTAGTTTATTCTTAGTATGTGTACCGTTGTCTGAAACAAGAATCGAATGCAGATTATATTTTATAAGAAACACATTTTCTCATTGGCATACTTTCTATATAGATATTAGGAAACGTTCAATAGGACAAGATTTGAATGATGTTTCAATAGGTGATAATATTGCTTACTTTAATACATATTCAAATGTATCAGCAAAGCAGATAATAAATAAAGCTGAATTTTCTAATACTATTACTGATGATAGGCTTATTATTGGCTTTCATTTTGATAAGAACTTTAATCAGTGGAGTGTTGTCTTCAATTTAAACACACTTAGAGTTGAGAAGTGTATTCAAGGTTATGGCTTTGTAGGAATAAATGGAGATCTCACAGGTGGTGAGATTCCAGCTGACTATTTTAATGTGAATGTTGGTTTTAATACAAAAGTAAATGATTTTTCTATTTTACCTAAGCCTAGAAATTATCTTGATGCAGATAGTGTGTATAAGATTAATGACACTGCTGTTATTAACTCAGTAGATTATGGTGTCATAGGTGATGCTGATAGACAATGGTATGTGAAGAAGAATGTATATGGAATTGTCAGTCACTTAAAATACAGTCCAAATGGTAACTTTAGAACAGAAATATTGCCTATTTCGAATAACTATGATGCTGTATATGGTTCTCCTTCTTTTAAATATGAAAGTTTTGGTGATGTTTTGCCACAAGCATTTGCTTTAGGAGGAATTTTAGGAGATAGTCAAGCTAAGGTAATTTTGACAATTATACTTGGAATCGCTACAGGAACACCTTTCTTGTTTTATTTAAATCCAAGATATTCATCATTAGTATATTTACAACAGACTATTGGTCAATACGCGTATGTGCATTATAATAGTTCTGAGAGCTATAAAAAGCCTGAGCCAGAAAATAGAGCTGATTTTAATTTTTCAAATATTAAAAAGAAAAGTACTCCAAGCCCTGTATTGTCAGATGACTACACATTTGATAAACAGATAGTTGAACAAATTGGAAAGATTCAATCTAGCTTTGATAGTTTTCTTGGTATTCTTTTCTTATCATTTATGTTGGAAGTTCCGCAGTTGATTAATGACTTATCTGTGAATGCAATATCTAAGCAGACAACAACAGCAGATATAGGAAAAGTATTCTTACAGAATTCATTGGAAAATTTGCAAGAATTTTCAGTATCAAATGTATTCACAAAGTCAAGAGATGTTGGTTTAGCTAGTAAAGTTGTTGCTATTAAATCATTAGACATGTTTTATTCTACAAGTGAAAAACAACAAATAAGCGCTGGTCCTGGATTTGTAGAACATCAGTTTTCTGCAAATTGCGTTGCTCAATCTTCTACCTCATGCCAAATAGATGGCTCTACAGATCAATTGTCTTGTTTTTTAAAAGAACTTACATTCATGCAACAGAAATTAACTTTAGGAGCAGAAAGATTTTTAATTGATTATCTTAAAGAGCAAGCTTATATTTGGAAAGATAATGAAGAAATGGGTATGTCTGTTGGAACAGCTATAGCTTTAGGTTTGCTTGAAATTGCACATTTAATGGAAGAACTTATTTATCAGCAAGAAAAAGCAATGCAGATGCTTGATGATTTTCTTGAAGTTCTTGCTGCAAAAGGTGTAACATGCAGTAGAGTTTCATCAGTTTCAAAGCATTCTCTTGACAATGAAGGTAAACATAGATATGGAGAAAAGAATGAAATATTTATGTATCCTTGCTTTGGTATACCTGATTCTGGTTTAGATTATCATGATGAATCTGTAGTAGCGGCTATTAAACAGAGTAATTGGGAACTAAATCTTGCAAATACTAAAATTGGATTTGGTAAACAAATGATTGTAAATCCAGTTTCTGATAGAATTAGATTTTCATCTTTGTTTAGTTCTCCTGGTGTTTATGATAATGTTAATGGTGAAGTGCCATACTATACTGCTTCTTGTTATGGTTCTGTTGCTAATAGAAAATTACCAAAAGATATGGCTATGATAGTTGGCTGTGATACTATTTTGCCAAATCAACCTTTTAAAAATGAAAATATTGGTATTGAGTATCCTGCGTTTGGTCCATCAATGCAGCATGATTATATAGTCGATAAACGGTGGGATATATCTCAATGTTGTACTTATGGTGTAATAGAATGGATAACATGTAAAGATACAAAATTGATAAATGGTAATCCATCAAATATGAGAATAACAGACTCATTTTGTGGTATAGCAAGTCCGTATGTAGCTATTGAAGTTAAGAAAGGTCTGTCAAAGAAATATATGAGACCTTGGGCAATAACTCCAAATGTACTTGCTTTTAACTGCACAGGTTATAATAGTATCCTTGATGAAAAACTTTATCATTCATTTGATGGTATATCATTTAGAGTTGTTGAGTGGGTAGGTGGCCCTGGCTTAATTAAAAATACTCAGACGTTCTTATATAGTTTCCAAGTAAATGATAGGTTTAAAAGGAGTAATATCTTCCAGCCTAATGAACTGCTTGGTAATTTTAATTCAGATCCTATTCAAGATATTCATACAATTGACAGATTACACACAATTATAACAACTGCTTCAAGAGAAAAAGGTCTTGAAGGAGGAACAATAGGTGAAGATAAAGATGGAACTAGATGGTCCATTCCTATATTCACTGAACCTGTTACTACTTTACCTGCTGCTGTTAAGACATTAGCTTCTATGCCTTTAGGAGTTTTTGATGGTGTTACGTCATTGACAACTACACTGGCTAATTTTAATTCAGCTTATAAAGCTCCTGTATCTGTAGATTTTTCAATAGGAAAAAATCAGTACAGACAGACTGAAGATTTTATTTGCTCATTAACAACTGATCAATATGGAGCTGATATTACTACAGATATAGTTCCATCATTAGGATTAAAGTATTTAGGATCTACACCAACAGTAGCATTCTTTTATAGTAAAGCAACAAGATGTTACTATATGTTTAATGGTAACTCATTAGCTAAAATGAGTATGCTTGAAAGATTCAGAGACATAAAAGGTGGATACTGGGATTTTATTAATCAAGAGGTAGTTGTTCCATGTCTGATGACGTATAAACGATTGAATAAAGAAGTATTAGACACTGATTCAGAGACTGATAATATTATTGTTCCTGTCATTGACAATGCTAATTTTTCAGGTGAATTGCCACCACCAATAACTACTATTTTTAATGATAGATCATGGTATAAGTCAGTGTCACTGCCTTCTGGTTTTGCTTATCAAGGTCCTAACAGAGTGATTATAAATAGAAGTATTTTCATTGAATATATGTTGGACTCTATACTTAAGAATCTTGGTAAGTGGAAGAAAGTTGACAGAGAAAAATATTTCATTAGACGTCAGTATCTTGAAAACTATAGCAATGTTCTTCAAAATGTTAGAGGTGTAGAAGGATGGACATATAATCCATTCTTATTTGTTACTTCAGCTATAGGTGTTGATGAAGGTGTTGATTGTCTTTTTGAGTGGGAAATTACATTTTGTTGGCCTGCACAAATGGATTTGATATATAATCAAGACAATTTTGCTTGTGTCAATATATCAGCTGAAACTATGTCTAGTGGTGGTAAACTTATATCTAGACCTACTCATGTGTTCTTAACAAAAGAATTATTTACACGTACTAATAATTATGGGTATTATTCTTTTAGGTTCCAAAGTAAGAATGGAGCTGGTAATAGAGAAAGATTACATATTTGGTCAGACCAATACATAGCAATTTCTTCTATAGCTATAGAGACTAAAATTATAACTTCTAGAAGATCTGAACAGCTTACACAGCAATTAGATGTTAACAATATGAAAGAATTATAAATGTAACATTTACAGTTCTTGTGTTTTGTATTATTATAAATAATAAGGATTCATTATGGATAAGACTAGAGAAAAGTTGATGACTGACTACAACTATTATGACAAAAAGTACAAGTTATCTCTTAAAACACTAGATACAGACTTGCAGTCTAAATATAAGAGGAAGCGTGAAGAAGCTGAATATAAGCTTAATAAATATGATAATGAGCAGCAGCAAAAAGTTCAGCAGAGTACTCAACAAAATAATAAGTCAAATAATACACAGTCAAAGCAACAGAACAGAGTTAAAGAACTTAAAGCAAAACTCAGAGGTTCTGAACCTGATGTTTCTGTTAAACAGCAAGAATCTAATAATTCTAAGCTTGCTGTACAGAACAATCAGAACAATCAAAGTAATCAGAACAAACAGACTAATCAGACAAATCAAAACAACCAGAGTACTCAACAAAATAATAAGTCAAATAATACACAGTCAAAGCAACAGAACAGTAGTACGCAAATAAAACAGCAGAACAATGCACAAAATGAAGATGAACCTTCTGAAGAACCAAAGAGGTCTGGTTTTAATTTTTCAAATGGATTTTATCCTGATTTATTTGGTCGTCGTTTTGGTAGAGGTAATGAATTAGACATACAAGCTGAAAAAGCAAGAGGTATGTCTGAAAATGCTCAAAATGAAGCAGCTACTCATGGAATGGAGGCTCAAGTACATACACGTATAAGTGAGCAAAATCCAGTTGATGCAGCTGTTAGAAAAGCATCAGTTCAAAATGATCAGCAACAAAGAGCAAATATCAATTCAAACTTTATGAAAGGTAATAGACAAGTAGGCCTTGTCAGAATGAATAATGCTGCAGACATTAAATATGAACAGCAGAGAGGAGACACAGAAAGACTCCATGGAGAAACTCAGCGTCAAAAAGAATTAAATTCTCAAGCTACTGCTGATATGATGGCAAGTGATGAAAAGCAATTAAGGCAGAAAGCTGGTGATTATGACAGTGACTTAAATAATTCTTGGAAATTATCTATGGGTAATGGTTCATCTTTAGAAGATCAACCAAAAGAGAATCCTGAGAAAAAAGATGAAAATAAAGAACAGAATACTACACAGCCTCAAGCAGAAGAACAGAAACAGCAGACTGAAAAGATTGTTGGTAATCCTCATACAGTTTTTAACTATCTAACTTATGGTAATGATAAGTCTTCTAAGAACTATAATGGAGCCTTATTAACTGATGATGATAGAAAATTGTTAGACCAGTTGAGTAAAAAATTTGGTAAACAGTTAGTTCCTTTCACAGAACAAGACGTTGCTTCTGTTGGTGGTTTCAATGCTGGTGAAGGTGCTTTACAGCCAATAATGAAACAAAAGTATCCTGAGTTTTATGATTGGTACAATACTGAAAGTCAACGTGGCCTTGATACAAAAGGACAGAAAAATATTGGTAAAGGAACTTCTCGTGAAGAATTAAACAGAATGAGTTCTGAAATGGAAGTACCTGCCTATGCTTGTGGAACAGACAATGCTAAACCAGGCTATGCTTTAGTAGGTGAAAAAGGTCCTGAACTTGTCAAGATGAATGGAGGTGAAGAAGTTATTCCTATAAATGAAGACAATGTAGACTTAGTATTGTCTGATTTAAGATGTAAGATGATCATAGACTTACTTGAAAATGGCCATGGAATGACAGAAGATGACTTTCTTTTCTTAGCTCAGAAACAAGGTGGTAAGTTTAACCATAATGGTAGAGATTATGACTTCTTTAATGATGATGACTGGAAAGATGATGAAGATGATTCAGTACTTGGAGCATACGCTGACCATATAAAGAATTATGTATACACATATAAGAATGAAGCAAAAAGTATTGATCCAAGTATTGACCTAAATGAAGAACATATAGGCCCAATGGCACAAGACATTGAGAAAGTAAATCCAGCATGTGTAAAAGAAACACCTGAAGGAGTTAAAACAGTAGATACTGCAAGGTTATCCATGATGAATGCTGGTGCTATAGGTGACTTGGCTAGAGAAATGGGTGAAATTAAGGTTCTTTTACAGGAGATTTTAAATGGATGACTTATCTAAATTAACACAATTCCAGTCTAGTTCAGGCGGACACTCAAGAGGTAATGTAGAAAATACATCTTTTGATATAGTAAAAAATAAGAAGTATACAGATAGAAGTTCAGAATTGTTAGAGAATAATGTATTCAATGATTATTCTGGAAATAAGAATATCTCTGATTATAAAAAACATCTTGAAATCGGTAATGTTCCAGATAACATACGCAATCTCATTTTAAAAGCTGTTGAAGAGGATAAGCAAACTGGTTTTTTTGCAGATAAAGGATTTAGTAAACATAATATAAATGTCAGCAGATTGTCTGAAAAAGATGAGAAATATTATTCTATTCTGAAAGCTATTGTTGATTATGGAAAAGCTAAATATTCTGAAGGAGTTGAATCATCTAATTTCACAGGAAAGGATGTTAAAAGTAATTCTGTAGGTTTTGATACATATGCAGTAGCCATTGCTAAAGCATTTAGTAATGGAGTGAGAAAATGGACATTCATAAAAGGTATACCTTATCCTTCTGAAACTTTTGGTCTAGATCAAAAAAAAGCTAATATTGAAGGTTCGGCTAATACAGATTCAATACAGAAGTTCGCAGTTGATCTTTCTGGGACATCTGGATTAGTATCTACTTTAGTAAGACCTTCATTAGTATTTGGTTTTACTGAAAAGCCTACAGGAATCAAAGCTGAATCTAAAGAAGCTATTGCATACGTTAAAAATAATGCTATTACTAGTAAAACACCTGGTAGTAGAGATTGTGAGATAATTAACAAGTTGCTTGAATTACGATATAAAGTATCTAATGATTTTGAAGCTAATACACTGTATGATGACACTATCAATGCCTATATGTCAACAATTGAAAGTAAAATAGGTGATGATAAATACTGTGGTGAATTTTTTAGATCTTTAAAACAAAATCAATATGCTAGAAAATATTTTACTGAGATTGAAGGTCTTACTAATGAAGATATTGAATTATTATCTAGTGCTGAGCCTTTTGTTCAAGATGACAAAGGTAATAAAGCAATAGAGGAACAATTTAATAGAGAAATACTTGGTAATAATTAAAGGAGTTAGTATGGGAATTAAGGAAAAGGTAATTGCAAAAGGTATACAGTATGCTCTTGGTGAAGGTGGTAAAGTAATCTCTGAAATATTAAAGAATAATGATACTTCTTCAATGAAGAATATATTAAAAAAAGTAAGTGGAGAAGAAGTATCTGACGCAGATGCTAGAGACTTTATTGAAGTAGCTAAAGCTGTTTCAAATAAAAGTGATGACCAACGTAAGAAAGAACGAGAACAAAGAAGAAAAGAGATTTTAGGTTCTCCTAAAGATTACATTCTTGACACTGGTATGAATGTTTTAAGTGAAGGTTTGCATGGTTCTGCAGACATCATACGTAACAATGCAAACAGATTAGCTGAAGCAATTCTTTCTGCTTATTCTGGAACTACAGGTGAACAAGAATCAAGATATGGTGCTGATAAATTCTCTAACATAATGAAAGGTGTCGCTGCTAATAAGATTAGAAAAGGTGAGACTATTTCAAAGATATTAGACAGCATTGGCAATGTTGTTGATACATCGTATGGTACATATAAGTCTAATAAAGACAAATTGAGTACACTTAGCCTTATGGAAGATTCAGACAATAAATTACCTGCTGCTGCTTTTGATTACTTTTCAACAAATGAGAGAATCAAAAGAGGTTCTAAGAAGTATAACAAATAAAGGAGAAGGTAATGGCTATTAAAAGAAAAGGTTTCGCAGACAAACTAAATGAGTTAAAAGAAAAGAACAATAAGACCTCAAACGGAAATAAACAAAGACCAATTACACCTACTGAAGGTCTTGATTCTGATTTTCAGCCTAAAGGTTTACCTTCAACAGATAAAGAAAATAAGAATCTGTATGGACAAGTAACACAACATGAGAAGAAACAAGATGAGCTTATGAATAAAGCTTATGGAGATGTTGATAAACTTACTAATGAAGTTTATTCTACTCCTGGTGTTTCTTTGAATCCTGTTCAGAATCAGCCTCTTTCAAAAAGTGGTCGTTATGGCAATTTGAATAATAAGTCATTTAATGATACTCTTAAACTCTCTAGACAAGCTGATGCTTACAACAACAGACCTCTTGATAACATGAGGCTTGGTGGTCATTATAATGCTGCTGGTGGCAGTTATGATCTTGGTGTTGAAACCTTAGGTTATGAAAGACCAAAGATTGAAACACAAGAGATGAGACAAATGAGAGCTGATGAAAATATTGATTTGCAGCAGAGACAATTAGATGAACAGTTGCAAGCAGCAATCAATGCTAAAGATTATGATGCATTTAAACAAGCTCTTACTCAGAAATTCAACATCCAGTTGTCTGACTATACTATCAACAAGACTATGGAGAACTACTACAGAACACAGACATTTATGGATATGCTTGATAAAGACCGTGAAAAATGGCAGAAGATATTTATTATGAAGTTTGGTATTGAAGCAGGTAGGTATATGTATGATCTTGCACAAACTAACAATCTTCTTGCTCAGCAGATAATGAATATAATTTATGGTATGGGTACGTTTAGTCGTGATCAAGCATATAACAATGCTTTGTATACTATGGTAGAAGACTTTTGTAAGCGTAATAATTATCCTGTTACAGTTGCACAAGATCTCATTAATAAGCTGATGGTTGAGAGAGGTCAGTCAACTTATGATCGTCTTGAAAGTAGTTTGAGGTAAATTGGATGTTACAGATTGATATTTGTCCTTTTGCAAGTGATGCATTAGAAGATGCAATGAGACTTGCACAGACTAAATCATTAAACAGTTACACATTTTCAGATTGTCTTAATTTTTTAAACTATGCGTGGTCAGACATATATTCTCAGATTCTTACAATAGATTCTGGTTATTACAGTAAGACTGTCAGGTTAACTAAGAAGTTAACAAAATTACCTAAGTTTGTTAAGAACAGTATAACAATTTATTCTGCTCAAAGGCCTGATGATGGCAGTTTAAGAACAATTTTCTCACAATCTAGAAACAGTGATTTATGTAGTAGAGGTACTTACTTTATTTCTGGTACAGATTTACTGTGTCCTGATGCTGAGAATAGGACTGTTTGGCTTGAATATTGTCCACAGCCTGCACAGATTTTCTTTACTTATCATAATAGAGATCCAAAGATTTTTCCAGATGGACATGATATTGTTAGAAATAAAGATTATCAGTTATTCACTCTTGAAAATGACTTGAATATTAATATTTCAGACAATCATATAACAGGTGATGATATATCAAGGTGTTCTAAATGGTTTCTAAGGCATAAGAATGTGAACATTAATGCAAGAGACAATGACATAACAGAATATATTATTAGGACTAGTGAGGAAAGTGAAGGTAAATGGGAGTTGAAATATATCTCTTGTGACTTTCCTTATATTTTCTGTTCATATCAAAATAATATAACAAATGAATGGCACTCAGGATTTTTTGATATTAACATGGAATGGACTGATTATAATCCGTTCCAATGGACTGGAAGAAATGACAATGTTGAATATATAGATTGTCATTGGAATGATAAAACTGGTTTAGGTGTTATTGTTAGAGATTGGAATGATATAGACACAAAATTACTTAACACTGAGCATCTTCCTGAATTAGTAAACTCTGTTATCTTTGTTGAGAACTATTTTGAGTATAGAGCTTCAAATGATACAGTATTAAAGTTATCTCAAGGATATTGGTACAACAGATTTGCAAATGATTTTAGCTATGAGAAGGTACTTACACAATATCCATCTAGTCCTGATTTAGGTGATGTTGTTCTGGATCAAAACAATAAATTATACAGATATGATGGTAATACATGGATACCTGTTGTTGATGTTGTGAGAATAGCTCAAAAAGAAACAAGCCCTGTAATAAAGGAACTTGGATGGACACCTGATACTAAACTTGTTTATCCTGCTCCTGAAGTATACAGATATTTAGTCGCAAGACTAGCGGAGAAGTTTTCTGCACTTAATGAATCAAATATTATGGGAGTTCAATCAGAACTTGCAGATGCTAAATTCGCATTCCAAGCATTTTTGAAAAAGGATAAGAGTGCATGGGATAGAATTAGAAATGTAAACCCTGCTACTATTTCTGATTGGTTGTAAGGAGTAATATTATGACAGTAACACAGTATCTATCAAGCTTGCCTATGGACACTAGATTTTATTTACTTGATTATTCAAATGAGCCTGATAAAATAAAAGAAGTTATTGGTAAAAATGCAGATGACAATATCTTTTTTAAAGAGCTTATGAAGACTATAAAGGATATGCAAGCACAAAGAATAACAGAAACTGTGAATAAAATTAAAGCAAATGATGACTCCTTTAAAGTACCAGAATATCTTATATCAGCAATGAATCAACCATTTACTAAAAGATGTAGAAACTGTGGAGCTGTAATTGAATCTGGTGACTATTGTCCTAAATGTGCAAAAGGAAAGGCAAAGGAAAATTATGGCTTATAAAAATAAAGAACAAGACCATGAGAAACGTAGAGATCAAGAAGGTTCATACTCTGTATACAATTATATGTACCGTTATCTTTTAAGTAATTATGAACCTTCTCAATTAAAAGATAAACCTTCAATTGTTCTTGAATCTCTGGAAAAACAACTTGTAACAATTGGAGCTGAATATTTAGCAAAAGGTGGAAACAAAGTAGATAAGGAAAATCTTTTCAAAGATGCTAGTTCAGCTATTAGTAACTTTATTGAAAATTATAAAGAACATGGAGATACTGGAAATAATTTAGGTAGATTATGTTCTAGTTCTTTTGACAATATTAAAAGAACTATCAAAGATTTAAAATGGTGAATAATAAAAAGTGTACATTTACATTTTTTATTATCTATAATATTATAATATTATTATAAGGAGTTTGTTATGCCAACACCTGATATTAATGAATTATTCGAAAGGCTTAACACTCTTAGTCAATCGTATGAGAATGACAAGAGAGCCGCTAGAGAAAGTTCATTTATGGAAAAATTTGGTGGCCAGTTTAATAATGATCGTAGCTTAGGCATTGCCCTTTTAAATGAGCTCGACAGACAAGGTATTGAAGTAGGCACTGAAGCAGCTATTAATGCTGTCAATGAAATGATTGACAAACTTAGAGTAGAATGCTCACAATTGCTTAATTTAATTGGAAGTGCTAAAGTTCAAGTTGAAGAACAAGCCCAAAAAATTGAGAAAATCGCTGATGCAGTAAATACTACTATTGCTGAAAATCCAGACATGAGTTTAGCTGAACCACCTACAGAACCTCCAGTTGAACCACCTACAGAACCTCCGGCAGAGCCACCTGCAGAACCTCCAGCTGAACCACCTGCAGAATCACCTACAGAACCTCCAGCTGAAGAAGAATTACCTGATAATCAAACAGTATCTGATGCACGTATGAAGTTCATTAACAAAATGAAATCTAATCGTGCAGCTAGACAAAGCAACAGTGTCTTTAAGCCTTCTAGAGGCATGATAGAAGCTGCAAAGAGAGGATATTAAGATGGTATCTGAAACACATCGTAGAAAAGCAAAGAAAAACTTAAAAAATCTTCTTGCATCTGGTTATGAAGAGGATGTAAAAAGATTTCTTGATGCTTATGGTGACATTGTTCTTGGTGATGGACAAGATCCAGAAGCTTATCAAAAGTTCAGTCAGCTTGACCTTGAAGATAAGTGGAATTATATAAAGGAACATGAAGGTGAATCTGAAGAAGAACTTGTAAAAGATTTCTGGAAGTGGAACTATGATGAAGACTTTGAATGGGATGAAGATAATATGTCAGATGACTATTATAATCTGATGGAATTAGAAGATGACAATTCATCAGCAGAGAATCCTGTTACTAAAGTAACCGAAGTAGATAAAGATGATGATGGAGATAAAGATGTAACTGTCATTGAACAAAATGATGGAAATGATTCTGCACATCTTCCTAAAAAATCAGCGATGCTTATAGGAGACTTAACTCCTGAAGAAATCGAAATGATTCAGTTCGCTAGAAAACAAAAGAAAAGTAAAGGTCTTACTGGTGAACAAACACCTGAAGAAATCGAAATGCTTCAGTTCGCTAGAGAACAAATGAAAAGTAAAGGTCTTACTGGCGAACAAACACCTGAAGAAAAAAATATGATTAATTCTTTTGCTAAACTGCTTAAGAATTATAAATATTAAGGCATGGAGGTAAAATATGCCGATAACACAAGATTATATTGAAGGATTGTCAAAACAAGCATTTATTGTTGAATATCTGCTTAATGGCATGTTTCCATGCCAGAGTGACATTGTACGTTTAATTAGAAGCAAAAAGAGAGAATGGGAATTCACTGACAGGTTTGAATATAGAATGCTTCTTTCTGGTACAAATACTGGTGGTTCTTTGAACTCACAGGTATTCAGACCAAACGCAAGTCTTATCAAACCAGGTCAGCCTGAATTTGGTATTTTCCGTGCCTCTTATGGTACTGTTTCTGATGGTTTTGATGTCGATATGACTCTCAATCTTGAAACAGAAAAACAGACTGTAAACTTTGAAAATGATTTTGCAACACGTATGCACTGTTTGCGTATGAACGTTGCTTCATTATTTAAGAATTTCGCAATTAATGGACAATTTGGTGTTGTTCATCAATTACATGAAGCATACGCTGATGCTGGTACTTTCAGAGGAGGTTCTTCTCCTGTTTACAATGATAATACTGTTCATCGTGTAACAGTAAATGGTGTAGACCAGTTCTATGCTTGTCCTAACACATTTACAGCTGCTGAAATTGGTGGTGTCGGAGCACAGCGTTTGCCATTCCGCATCAAGGTACCTATCAATGTTTACAACAGTAACTTCAAAGATGGAAGATACCTTATCAAAACAAAACAAGTTGCTCCTTGGGGTGAAGCTGATGTTTCTGAAATCTATGAAATTCTTGAAAATCAGCCAGGTTTCCTCACTTTGCTTGCTGTAGGTACTACAGTTTCTGATTGGGAACCAGGTCAATTCCTTGAAGTAGCAGGTAACCGTGAAATTGCTCCAAACTCAACAATCTTCCAGGATTCATGGGAACCTGAAGCAATTACTGTACCATCTGGCCCTTATGCTGGTACTTATGATATGCTTAACTATACTGGTGCGCTTAAGTACAGTTCAAATGACAAAGCATTTGTTGGTGCTATGGAAGGTCTGGCTGATATTTTTCCATGGTATTCAGACCCAGCTGAACTTGCAAGTGGTGTTGAATCAAGACTTGGTCTTGATCGTCCTTTCCGCGATCAGCCTTCTCGTTTAAGACACTCAACAGAACAAGCTGGTGGATTTATTGTTCAGCAGGCTAACGAACATATTATTGATGTCATTATGCGTGGTGCTTTCTTGACAAAATCATCTGTTCCTTATTCAGATGTAGTTATGTTCATGAATCCTGTAACACGTATTGAAATGGGCTATGAAGAAGGTGAAGCAGTTAAAACAATTCGTGATAACCTTGTTGATGGTCCAATTATCTATCAACGTGGTATTCATCACTTCACTTATCAGATTGGTAACTCAACAATCAGTGAAGTAGTTGAAGATTTGAACATGCCAACAGACGTTATCTTGATTGGTCCGCGTAATGACATCAGTTACAACTGTTGGGATAATCCGACTTATGAACTGGACAAATACATCCAGGAAACATGGGGCGGTTCAAAACCACCTGAGATTGAGAACATTACAATTCCAAATGAATTCATTGCTAAATTGGATCTGTCAAAACGTATCACTTATGGTTCACCGACATTACGTGATGGCCGCGTAGCTACCTTCTCAAATGGTAGCAACATCAGACACCCTGAAAACAAGCTGCCGATCGCAATGCATGAAATGGGTGCTTTGTTTACAGAGTATCCATATTGCTATACAGTTGTAAAATTAAGACATCCAATCTTTGAAATTACAACAGTATAATTGGTAGGTTTAATATGCCAGCGTATGCAGGAAACTTTCCTTGGAATAAAGTATCTGATAGAACATTATCTGGAAGAAACAGACTTAAAATGTCTGCAGGTAACTATGAATGGGACATGACTGAAGGCTGGCATATTAAAAGACCAAGAGGCTGGGTAAGCAAAGGAAAAAAATCTGGAGCAATTGAAAAAGTTCAAGTAACTGCTCCAAATGGTAGAAAAGTAACAGTTTACAAGACTAATGGTTTTGAGGATTCTATTGGTTTTCATGCTAGAGATGACAAAGAAATGTTAGCATACGCTTTCAGTGCGTTTGATGATAACAACAAAACTAAAGGTCTTGTTTTTGAACAAGATGGTGTAGGGCATATTTTAAAATTAGAGTATGCTCAAAATGAAATGGTTCTAAGAGTTACATTTAGTAATGGAGCTGTATGTGTATTTTTTGCAGTACCAAGAGCTGTAGCTGGACAACTGTTTCACTTTGCTCAGTCTAAAAGTGTTGCTTATATCGATAATAGAGGAATCAGTAGGCATAATTTAGGCGTTGAGTTTTGGAATCTTGTACGCATTAGAGGTAATAGTCATGGTTCAAAATATCCTTTTGAATATGTTACACATGGATATTACAAGCTGTCTAATGATAACAAGAGATATTCGATTGTGCTGTCAGATGAAAACATAAAACGTGTTTTAGGTAGTAAGTACTTTACATCTAACCTGAAACCAGGAGATACAGTCACAGCTATTCTTAGCCAAGAAGAGTATGACAGAATTGAAGAGCATACACAAGGAAAACTTGGAGAGAAGATAAGAACTGTACAAGGTAAAGATGGTGAGTATATCAAAGAAGAAGGTGTAGCTGGTGACTACTATTCTGGTGCTTTAAAAGAAACTTCTTTAAGTGGTATCGATGTTGTACTTGGTTCAGATTATCCTCGTTATCTTGAACTTCATAATAGAATGGTGACAGCTCTAAATGAAGCTCAAAAACAGAGAGAAAAAGAACTTGCTGGACAGACTATAAACATGTCTGAAAAAGCAAAAAAAGAATTATGGAATAAGTATCTTGCTTTAGCTGAAACTGATGACAGATATAAGACAAAGCATGGTAACATAGATTATGACAAAGTATCTGATGCTGTAATGGCTGAGATAGATAAACATATAAGTATTGAAGGTGTTAAAAATACAGACTATGCCGATAAAAGATATAAAGAGTATCATGAAAAATTATCAGTCAGTCCGTCAAGAGTTACAGTAACACCTCATCAGGTTTTTAGTAGTGATAAACAAGCATTGAACGATTATTTAAGATTTACAGCTTTAATAAGAAGAGCTAATAATCCTACTAAATATGCAAGTGGTAAAGTTGGAAGACCTTGGAGCATTGAAAAATTAAAAGAGATGGCGAATCCTTCTAATGGAGGAGTTAGAAAAGGGCATGATGAGATATATAAGAGACTCATTAATGCTAAAGAATACGAAGCAGCATTAAACTTTTTAAAAAAGTATAAGCATAGAGAAGTTTATACAGATGAGAATGGTAAATCGTATGACTTAGGATATAAGCCATACGCTGGCCAATATGATTATTTAGTTTTAGGAGATGACTAATTATGGAAGGAAGATGCAGATTAAACAATAAAATGATGAGAAACATCAGAAAAGACCAGGTATATCAATGCTTAGCAGTTGATCTTACGTTGCTTGGTGTGATCTCAAAAGAAGAATGCGAAATGCTTATTGGTTGTGGTATACCAAATAATTTGGTATTACCGAATAATTCTAAAGGTAACATTATTTCTGAAAGTGATTTACCTGAACAGCCTGTTAATACTGATGACGGTCAAGACGATGGTCAAGATGGTCAGAATGACGGCCAAGAAACAACTGATGGAGAAAATAACTAATGAGTACATTTACTGATTGGAATGGCCCACAAGGCTCAAATGTTCGTGCTAGTGATTTAGCTGAAATGGCTTTACGCTATCAAAACATGCTTAGTGAACTTCAAGCACATATCAATGCAATACCAGGCTCAAAAAATGTACATAACATTAAAGAGTATATTGAGCCTTTAATTGCTGAATGTGCTAAAACTGCTGATGTAATTAACAGACTTAACTCATATGCTAAAGCAACAGATCTACCTAATCTTGAACCTTATGCACTTAAGCAAGATCTCAATTTTTATGCTAAAAAAGCTGATCTTGAAGACTTTGTAGTTAATGCTACACTTGAGAGATACTTGA